GAAACCAGAAGTTAAAATAGTTAAACTTATTAATGGTGACGATATTGTTTGCGTCATACCTACTGGCGAACATCAATTAAAAGATGATGCACCTCTAATAAGATTAGAAAAACCATTACAGATTAAATATGTACCTCAAATGACCCCTCAAGGTTTTAGAGATTACATTGCTTTAATCAGATGGACTAATTATACGGCCGACAAAATCATTACTATTCCTAAAGATAAGATTATGACTATTACAAATGCTTCAAATGAAATGGGTAAGAGTTACACTGAAATTAGTAAGAACTATGATACGGTTGATGTACCTAAAAAAGATGAGAATTATAAAAGAAAAGAATTCTCCTCCGCCGAGAATAAAAAAATTAATGAATTGTTTGCAGAATTTGATGATGATGAAGAAGATGAACCGACCTACCATTAGGTCTCTATCTCTAAAGCGGACACCGCTATTATAGGGATATTTAAAACAATGTCAAGCGTCCTTTGGCCATTGACATTTAAAACAAAATAATGTATAGTGAGGATATTATGGCACAAACAAAAAAGAAATCAGAACACTATGTTAACAACAAGGAATTCTTGGCCGCTATGGTTGAGTATAAGAAGTCTGTTGACAAAGCGAAAAAAGAAAAAGTAGAAAAACCACCAGTACCAGACTACATTGGTGAATGTTTTTTAAAAATTGCGAATCATTTATCTTATAGACCTAATTTTATTAATTACACATATAGAGATGATATGATTAGTGACGGTATTGAGAACTGTCTTCAATACTTGGATAATTTTAACCCTAAAACATCAAGTAATCCGTTTGCTTACTTTACACAAATCATTTACTACGCCTTTATTAGAAGAATACAAAAGGAGAAAAAACAAGTAACAATAAAGCAAAGAATGATACAAGAATCAAACTATGATGATATGGCGTTACAACCAGGTGAAGATAGAGAGTTTAAGAACCAGTTTACAGAATTTTTACAAAAAAATGTTATAGTTGAAGAACCAGTAAAGAAAAAGGTTAAAAAGAAAAAATAATGAAAATAGCATTATTGAATGATACCCATTTCGGGTGTCGTAATGATTCGCCTGCATTTATTGAATTTCAAAACAAGTTTTATAATGAACTGTTTTTTCCTTATTTGCAAAAGAATGATATTAAAACACTTATTCACTTAGGTGATGTGGTTGATAGAAGAAAATTTATCAATCATAATACGGCACACAATTTTAAAAAAGTATTTTGGAATAGACTAGATGAAATGAATATTGATACTCATGTAATCATAGGTAACCACGATACATATTACAAAAATACAAATGAAGTAAATGCTTTACAAAATTTAGAATTAAACAAAAATTGTAAAGTATATACTTCAGCAATTACGGTAGAGTTTGATAATTTACCAATACTTTTTATACCTTGGATTTGTGATGATAACTATTCAGAATCAATTAAGGCTATTGATAGTACACAAGCTACTATAGCAATGGGTCATTTAGAAGTAAAAGGTTTTGAAATGCATAATGGCCATATGAATGAACACGGATTAGAAAAATCTATGTTTAAAAGATTTGAAAAAGTTATGTCTGGTCATTTTCACAAAAAGTCAGATGACGGCCAGATTTACTATCTTGGTACTCAATATGAAATGACTTGGTCAGACTATAATTGTCCTAAAGGGTTTCATATTTTTGATACAGAAACAAGAGAACTTACTAGAGTTGAAAATCATAATCACATATTTAAGAAAGTTGTTTACAATGATAAACAAACAAATTATGATGAAATAGATATAAAAGAATATGATAAGTGTTTTTTAAAGTTGTATATATCTAACAAAACAGATGTTGATATGTATGAAAGATTGATGGATAGATTTTATAATCACATCAATGTATATGCAATAGATGTTATTGAAGACCCTACTGATATTGGTGCTTCTGTTAGAGAAGATATATTAGAACAAGGAGAAGACACATTAACATTTTTAGGTAATTATATTGACCAGATAGATATTGAAATAGATAAACAAAAGTTAAAACAGTTTGCAAAAGAACTGTATATGGAAGCTAGTGAATGATTTTATTTAAAAGAATATCATATAAAAACTTTTTATCAACAGGTAACCAACCTATTGAAATTGATTTAAGTATATCACAAACAACACTTGTTGTAGGTACAAATGGTTCCGGTAAATCAACCTTATTAGATGCGTTATGTTTTGTCTTATTTAATAGACCATTTAGAATTATTAAAAAAGAACAAATGGTCAACACTATTAATAATGGTGATTGTTTAGTAGAAGTTGAATTTGATGTTGGTACTAAAAATTATATTATAAGAAGAGGTATCAAACCAAATATATTTGAGATATTTTGTAATGGTGTAATGTTAAATCAGGATGCTAGCAGTGTTGATTATCAAAAGTACCTTGAAACAAACATTATGAAATTAAACTACCGTTCTTTTATTCAGGTGGTTTTATTAGGTTCTTCATCATACGAGCCGTTTATGAAAATGAAACCGAGATATAGAAGAGAAGTTGTTGAAGAGATACTTGATATTAGAGTTTTTGGCTTAATGGACTTAATTTTGCGTTCACAACAAAGTGATTTGCAAAAAAAGTTAACGGAGGTTCGCCACCAGTGTGAGTTAATAAAGACTAAGTATGAAACTGAAGCAAAATATCTAAAGACGCTGGAAACAAAAGGAACAGACAACCAGAAGGCACAACAAAATAAACTAGAAGAATATAACAAAAATCAAGTAGAATTCCAAAGAAAATTACAAGAGTTAAATGAACAGATAGCCGTATCTCAAAATGAACTATCCGGACAAGATAAGACAACAAATAAATTAAAAGAACTACAAAAAATAGAAACAAAGATTGAAACTAATTTATCATCTCACAAAAAGACACTAGAATTTTTTAAAGAGAATGATACTTGTCCTACTTGTACACAACAGATTGACAAGGAGTTTAAAGAACATAAATGTCAAACCGAAGATTCTACAATTTCCAAACTACAATCAGGTCTACAACAGCTCGTAGAAGAAATCTCCACACAAGAACAAAAAGTAACAGCCTTTTCTCAGGTATCAAACAAGATAAACAATATGAACTTAGAGATAGCAAAGATAACAACCAGTTTAGAAAGTCTAAAAAAACACAGTGACCAAATACAACAAGAGTTATCAAATGCAGGTGAAAGAGATACAGACATAGAAAGTATTAAACAATCACTATCAGATATGTCGGCTGAACTAGGTCTAGCAGAAAGTCATTTAACAGATGTACAAGAAGAAAAAGATTATGTTGATGTATTAAGAGAAATCTTAAATGATAAAGGTGCTAAAGCACAGATTATTCGTAAGTATGTGCCAATTATGAATGCTTTAATTAATAAGTATTTACAATCTATGGATTTCTATGTATCATTTCACTTAGATGAAGAGTTTAATGAAACAGTTAAAAGTAGATTTAGAGATACCTTTAATTATAATAATTTTAGTGAGGGTGAAAAGATGAGAATTGACCTTGCTTTATTATTTACTTGGCGTGATATTGCTAGAATGAAGAATAGTACCAATACAAATCTATTAATACTAGATGAAATCTTTGATAGTAGTTTAGACGGCCAAGGTACAGATGACTTCTTTAAAATCATTAAGACATTAGAGAAAGAAAATATCTTTATTATATCACATAAAGGAGATATATTATTTGATAAATTTACAAACATACTGAAGTTTGAAAAAATACAAAACTTCACACAACTAGGAACAATATAATGAAAGAACTAAAACTAATACCACCTACAGACCCCAGAGTTTTATCTGCTATTGCACCATTTAAAGATGAGATGTTAGCAGAACACGATTTTAAAGACAGAAAAGAACTAGCTGAAGCTATGTTTATGACAATGAAAAGATATAGTGGTATTGGTCTAACTTGTAATCAAGTAGGTTTACCATTTAATATGTTTGTTGCAGGTGGTCATCCACAAATAGAAAATGGTTTATCAATTGCTATGTTTAATCCTATGATTATATCAACAAGTGAAGAACAACTGATAATGAAAGAAGGTTGTTTAACATTTCCTTTTTTATTTTTAAGTATTAAAAGACCTAGAAAGTGTGTTATGAAATATGAAGACACTGAGGGCAGAACACAAGAAGCTCATTTAGACGGAATGATGAGTCGAATCTGTCAACACGAATATGACCATACTTTAGGTCGTGTCTTTACAGACGGAATATCTAAACTAAAACTAGATATGGCTAAGAAAAAAGCTGCAAAAATATTAGAACTTGCAAAAAAACAAAACCAGACTTGACATTTTAAATAACTTGATATAGTATATACATTATGACTTATTCGTGGAAGAAAGGTATGTCTATTGACGACCAGTGGCAAGCTTGGTCGGATGAAAATCCTTTAGACAAAATACCAAATATAGATACAGATGTTTTAAAAGAGGCACTTATTAAAGACTTGTCTTATGTATCTGCTATGGATGTGAAAGAGTACACACTATATCAAAAATGGTGTGAAGTACACGACAAATATCCTACAGTAGAAGTAAACAGTTTCTTTGATGATAAACCTGCTTTAAAAGACCCTACACAAGGTGCTTTACTACAAGAAATTAAAAACAACTTTTGGTTACCTGAAGACCCCGAAGAATATATTGATTTAGAACCAGAGTTATTATGGACAGATGGTGATAGTATCAAGTCTATTACAGGTTCTAAAATGCCAGCCATTTGGAATGGTATGAGAACTTTCCTTTCTACAATGAAAAACAATAGTAACATTGGTAGAAATCTTAACTTTTTAATTAGAGATAAGAAGACACAAAAATTACTTGGTGTAACT